ATCTGATGAATATTACAGTGAAATTGATAAAGATTTAAAAAATACTTTTCCAAACCGTTACGATTCTGGTAATGTGCAAAACAGGGGAAACGTGGTTGCCCCTGCCGGAAGAAATTCAGGCAAGAATCCACGCAAGGTGAATTTAACTCAGTCAGAGGTAAAATTGGCTAAACGGTTGGGTATCACTACTCAGCAGTTTGCCGCTCAAAAACTAAAGGAAATGAATAATGTCGGATAGGGCTAACCGGGAATCTCAGACCCGAACAAAGAATGAGCGATCCAAGCCTTGGCAACCTGCATCAAGAATTCCTCAACCGGATTCCCAAGACGGATATAAGTATCGATGGGTACGAACATCTGTTATGGGTCAGGCAGATAACACAAATGTTTCAGCAAAAATGCGTGAAGGATGGGAGCCTGTTCGTTCTCAAGATCACCCTGAGCTTAAAGTGATGTCTGACATTGGATCAAGGTTTGAAGGAAATGTTGAAGTTGGTGGACTTCTTTTATGCAAAAACTCTGAAGAGAATGTGGCCTCTAGGAATGAGTACTTTGGTGAAATGGCACAAAGACAAATGGAGTCTGTTGATAATAACTATCTCCGTGAGTCTGACCCAAGGATGCCCGTACTTAAACCGGAGCGTCAAACGAAGGTTAGTTTCGGGAAGGGTTAATTTCCCGGTTCTTTTATTTAAAGGAGTTAAACAATGGCTTCTACAGCAAGCCCTTATGGCCTGAGACCTGTTAATTTAATTGGTGGTCAGGCATTTAACGGTGGTGTTATCAGGGAGTTTCCTGTTAAAGCAAATAATTCAGCCGCTATATTTAACGGTGATTTAGTTGTTCTTTCCTCAGCAGGTCTTCCATCAGCAGTAACTTCAACTCCTGTCGCTATCACTCTTGCCGCAACTTCGGTTATTGCAACCGCAGGTATTGTTGGTGTTTGTGTTGGTGCTAGGTATGTGAATAGCGAAGGTCAGCTTACGTTCAATAACTATCTCCCTGCCGGACTTGTGACAGGTGGAGCATCTGATGTTTTTGTTCGTGTTATGGATGATCCTGATGCGTTGATGGAAATTCAGGCAAGTGCGGCTCTTGGCACTTTCAATAGTGGAAGTTCAGGTTCAGGCTTTGCAGGTGCAGTCGGTAAGAATGCACAGCTTGGATTTTCTACAGCAGGTAATACCACTACAGGTAATTCGGGGATGAACTTACTTACAGGTACAAACGGAAATGGCCTTGTGACTACACAAAGCTATGGTGTGCGTATTGTAGGTTTTAGGGAAGGTACTCAAGAAGATACTTATCCTGAGTTTGTCGTAAAATTGAATGTCGGTGTACATTCTTATCAAAATAGCACAGGCGTTTAAGGAGGCACACGATGGCTACTATTTCTCGTTCACAACTCCTTAAAGAGTTATTGCCCGGTCTGAATGCTCTTTTTGGTTTAGAATATGCTAAGTATGAAGATGAACATGAAGAAATCTATGAAACAGAAACTTCTGATCGTTCATTTGAAGAGGAAGTAAAACTTTCCGGATTTGGTGCGGCTCCTGTGAAAACAGAGGGTGCGGCTATTTCTTATGACAGGGCACAGGAAAGTTTCACAGCACGTTACAATCATGAAACTATCGCTATGGGTTTCTCTATTACAGAGGAAGCTATGGAGGATAATCTTTATGATTCTTTGTCAGCTAGATATACCAAGGCTCTTGCAAGAGCAATGGCTTATACCAAGCAGACAAAAGCGGTTGTTCCTCTAAACTTTGGATTTACAACTTATAACAGTGGTGATGGTGTTAGCTTGTTTAATACAAGTCATCCAACTGTTCAGGGTGGTGTAAATTCTAATACTTTGGCAACTGCGGCTGACTTGAATGAAACCTCTCTAGAACAAGCAGTAATTGATATTGCGGCTTTTACAGATGAAAGGGGTCTTCTGATAGCGGCTCGACCTCGTAGATTGATTGTCCCACCTGCTTCTATGTTCATAGCGACAAGGTTGCTTGACTCTGAACTGAGAACAGGAACTGCGGATAATGATATCAATGCGATACGCAACAACGGTTCTATACCTGAAGGGTACAGAGTGAACCACTATTTAACTGATAGTGACTCATTCTTCATCATTACTGATGTGCCTAATGGTATGAAACATTTTGAGCGTACTCCAATGTCAACAAGCATGGATGGTGATTTTGATACCGGAAATGTACGTTACAAAGCAAGAGAGCGTTATAGTTTTGGTGTTTCAGATCCTCTTGGGATCTATGGAACTGCCGGAACTCCATAGTTCGTACTCTGAAGAAGAAGGGGCTTTTAGCCCCTTTTTTTTTAAAAGTACCTAAGTATTTTGTTATTGAAAATAAAATGTTTCCTGTTATTATCTTATTACCTGACAGCTTTATGCTGACACTTGCCACGACAGGAGATACACATGGCTAACACAACTTTTTCAGGCCCGGTACGTTCAGAAAACGGGTTTGAAGTAATTTCAAAGAATGCAACTACAGGTGCTATTACCGTAATCAGTGGCAATAAAATGTTAACTGAAGCGTTAGGCGGTGCAGGTATTGAAGGAACAGCCGAGGTCTACGTCACTCAGGTTAACCGACTCAAGAGTGACACAACAACCAATGTTAATATTGTTAAGACCACAATTATAATTGACCTAACCGGACTGAAAGATGGTGGTTCGGCAGGTGATATTATTGGTAAAGATGGATCAGGTGTTGCTTATATAGGAAGAGTGACCACTGCTGATCAGGGAACTGTGTTTGGTGTAACCATGCAATGTTTGGAAGCACCTGCCGGTGGTAGTTCAGACATTGATCTGCACTCTGCTACGGAAGGAACTGGTGTTAACGATACTGCTATTTCTGATCTAACAGAAACTCTGATTATTAATGCAGGAACCCAAGCCGCAGGAACAAGAACAGCAGGTGGCGTAATTGCCGCTGATCAGTACTTGTATCTAACAAGTCAGGGCACAGGCGATGCAACTTATTCAGCAGGAAGGTTTATCATTGAAATCACTGGATATGATGTTGCATCTTAAAGGAGTAAATTATGTCTTCTTCAGATGTATTTGCTGTTACTTTAACTAGTACTGGAACTGCTTATGCCTCAAGGGTGAGGCTAAGGCAAATTGCAGTGCATACTGGTTCAGGTGCGGCAACATTAGTTTTAAGAGATGGCGGTGCAAGTGGTGAGACTAAACTTGACATGAAGTTTACTTCTAGTCAGTCGCATTCTGTTAATATCCCTGACAATGGGATATTGTTTCAAACAGACGTACACGCAACTATTGCTAATCATGAAAAAGCAACTTTCTTCTTTTCATAACTATGGCTACGACTAAAGATGTCAAAAGGCTTCCTTCAGGAAGAATAAGCTACCGGGGAGAAACCTTTTCGGGTTTTAACAAGCCGAAGAGAACTCCCGGCAAAGCTAAGAAGAGTGCAGTCTTGGCAAAGAAAGGAAGTGAGATCAAGATAGTGCGTTTCGGTGATCCCAATATGTCTATTAAAAAAGATCAACCTAAAAACCGAAGTAGTTTTCGTGCCCGACATAAATGTGCTTCTGCCAAAGATAAATTCTCAGCAAGATATTGGTCTTGTAAGGCGTGGTGATATAAATGGCTAATGGTTTTGATATACCTTCTACATTTCCTTCAGGTACAACTTTCACATCAAGAGATGTCCCTGAAGACAATGAATCCTCAAATAAAAGTAACTCTTTTTCTGAAATTAATTCTGATTTTCAATCTATTGGGGAAGGATTTGCTGATTTTTTTGAAGACATAAGTATTCTTCCTAATGCAATTGAAGCAATCATGGATAATGTTCATACTCAAGAAGATGTAAACGAAGCTGTTAGAAGTGGTGCTACTCCAATTTATTCATTTTATGATCATCCTTTAGAGAGAGGAAATCTTATAGGAGCAACTTTTGGAGATGGTCGGGTTGTTTCCAATTCTTTTGAAACTGCCTTTGGCCCTGAAATGCGAGATGCTTACAGGGATGCACTTAAATATGACATCTATTCGGGTCGTGGTGATCCGGGTGGCACAGACAATAATGAGTTTGATCAAATGATGGATTATGTTGCTTCTAATCCGAGTGCTGTCCAAGATATTTCAGGATCTCTTTCTTATAGGCTTCCTGATAAAACATTTTCTCCTCAGTTTGCAACCTTCAAAGGATCTGTGCAAGATGATGATACTTCATTGGAAGATATTGTAAGTCCTTTGAATATGGACACTCGTTTTGGAACGACCCGTCTTCAGCCTTTGGAAACGAATTATAACTTTGTGCCGGGAAGTACATTAGGTGTAGGTGAAGGATCTATTGCTCAAGATGATCTAGTAGGTTTTCTTGATAATATTCCAACTTATGGGACATCAGGTTTTGATAGTAGTTTTAATGATGCTATACAACAATTAATGGCAGATACTCAAATTACTTCAGAAAGAGAACCCGGAACAGGAATATTTGGAGGGCCGAGTTTTGGAGTTGTTCCTGCAAATCCAATATCAACTCAGGGAGATAGCAATGTTATTTTTGGAGGTGATGAAACTTTATGATTTCAAGATCAAACATGGGAAAAGAAATAAAAAACCCTGCTCGTTCATCGAAAAAACAGTCTGCTACATCAAAAAACAAGAATGTAAAGACTGTCAAAAAGGTTATCTCAGGGCTTGAGAAAGCATCAAAAACCCATGCTTCACAAGCTAAAAAACTGAGTAGTACTTTAAAAATGAAAGAAGGAAAAAAAGTTAAGTCTAGAGTAAATGAAGCAGGAAATTATACGAAGCCAACATTGCGTAAGCGTTTATTTAATCAAGTAAAGGCAGGTTCAAGTGGTGGCAATCCGGGTCAGTGGAGCGCAAGAAAAGCACAGATACTTGCTAAGAAATATAAAGAAGCAGGTGGAGGTTATACATCTTAATGTCTCTAAAAAAAACGAAAACTAAATCTGTTGTAAAAAAGAAATCCGGTGGATCGACATTGAAGCCATCCCAAAAGTCTTTGAAAAATTGGGGTGATCAAAAATGGCA